ATAGGTGAGTGACATATGACAGACTCCGACTCCACTTACGGTGAAGAAGGTTCTGGCAGCCCAACCGAATCGAAACCTAATTGGCGACGTGATTTAGAGAACCGGGCGAAGGAAGCCGAACAACAAGCGGCGAGCTACGCATCGGAACTTGATAGTTATAAGCGTCGAGATACTTTTAGGTCAGCAGGAATTGATCCTGATGATGCTAGAGCAAAGTATTTTGTTAAAGCGTATGACGGTGAAATGGACCCAGATGCTATTCGCGCAGAAGCGGAAGCGGCAGGGTTCCTTGGATCAGATGCCCCGGCACCTAGTCCCACCCCACAGATGCAAAATGCGCTTGATGCTGAACAGAGGATAGCGAACGCTGGCGAAGGCGGAGATCCGGTGTCACAAGCCGACTTGAATGCTCGTATCCAGGCGACGAAGAACCCAGAGGAACTTCGAGCTTTGATGGAGTCAGAGGGTTACCTGTGGGGCGCAGCAATCTGATTTAGCGCATGTGGGGTCCTCACCTTTAAGGATTCCCCACAATGACCAAGACAGGAACGGGCCAGGTATCTTCGGATACGACGGCGTTTCAACAATTAGCATATTTCGCTCTTCGTTCAAACCCTATGTTTGAAATGGTTGCGGATGTGCGTTCAACTGCTCAGAGCCACAACGGTTCAGCAGTCCAATTCAACATTTACAACGATCTTTCTCAAGCAACATCAGCTTTGACTGAGGACTCGGATGTTACACCAGTCGCTCTTGGCGATAGCACCGTAACTGTAACTCTTGCAGAGTACGGTAACGCTGTAGTCACAACAGCGAAACTGCGTGGCACTTCGTTCCTTAACGTAGACGCTGACGCTGCGAACATTATCGGGTACAACATGGTTGACTCGATTGACAAGATTGTGGCTGATGTCGCTAACGGCGGCACCAACGTCATTTATGGTGGCACCCGCACTTCGCGTGGCACCATCACTGCTACTGACATCATCACCGCAGACAAAGCCCGTCAAGCTGTAGCCGAACTTCGTTCAGCTAACGCACCTGGCTTTGAAAACGGCAACTACGTTGGCATGATCCACCCTGACGTGGCTTATGACCTTCGCAGCGAAACCGCTGTAACTGACGTAATTGCTTTCCAAATCCGTCAAGATAGCGCCGCTGTTCGCAACGGCTCCATCGGCGTATTCGGTGGCATTGAATTCATTGAGAACCCACGGGCAGGACTAGTCGCTGATGGCGGCTCAGGCGCTGTTGACGTATACCAGACTTTGATCTGTGGTCGTCAAGCTCTCGCCAAAGCGTTCTCACGAGCACCTGGCTTCGGTGAAGATCCTTCAGTGATCTTCGGTCCTGTGACCGATACTCTCCGCCGGTTCAACCCGGTTGGCTGGTACCACCTTGTTGGGTACGGACGTTTCCGTGAGGCTGCTTTACAGCGCATTGAAACTGCGTCCAGCATTGGAGCTAACTCCTAGTAGTTAGTTTCTGACAGATTTGGGGGGGTCGGGTTTCCCCCTTTCCCCGGCTCCCCCATTTCTTTGCTATTCTTGCTATTAGCGAGGAATCAGTATGCCTAAAGTAAATGGAAAAAAGTACCCGTACACCGCTAAAGGTAAAATGGCGGCTAAGAAAGCGCGTGCTAAAAAGCGGAGTAAGAAGTAATGGCCGGTTCATCGAGTGATGGGAATGTCACGATTCGGCCCAAACCCATAACTGGGACCGGAGGAACTAAACGTGGCTAGTGGCCTTTTCTGCCTGCCGATGGAATACAACCTGGAGCAGACAGCGAACTTTAATATTGATTTTAATGATACGACTGCTGATCGTTTCAAAGTTATGTTGACGACCAGCTCGTACACACCGAATTACAGCACTCATTCTGTTAAGTCTGATGTGACTAACGAGGTGTCTGGTACTGGGTACACTGCGGGTGGGAAGTCGTTGACTTCTATCACGTTTGCTACGAGTGGTGGGACTATCACTTGGGATGCAGCGGATGTTGAGTGGACTTCGAGCACGATTAGTGCTGCTCGTTACGCTGTGATTTACGATGATTCGTTGACGAATGATCCGTTGATTGGGGCTGTTGATTTCGGTGGGGATTTCTCTACTACGGCAGGAACATTCAAAATTACTTGGAACGCAAGCGGAATCTTTACGCTTGACTTGACCCCGTAGGAGTAACTGATGGCAATTCCAACCTCCGGTTATCCAACAACACTCGACGATACGAACGCTACGCCTAGCGCAACAGTTGAGTTTCCTCAGCCAGCTTCGTCTACTGATTTAGATGCAACGAACGTTGAGCATGATTTGTTGCACAAGAATTTGTCGTTAGCGATTGTTGCTTTGGAAACGAAACTGGGGATCACTGACTCAAACGCTACTGCCGGTACTTTGTTGAAAGGTACGGGTTCTGGTAGTTCGGAGTGGTCTTCTACGTTGCCTGCTGTGACTCTTGGGGGAGCTGTCACTGGTGGCGATCAGATTATGTCGGCGGTTACGCATAAGGATTATTCCGAGACTGTGTATGCCGGTGGCGACACTGGTGCGACTCCTACGATTGATGAGGCTAACGGCAACACTCAGTCGTGGACGTTAAACAATAACGCTACGTTTGCTTTGCCAGCGGATTCTGGTTTGCAAGCTGGTACCGCTCTTACTCTGATCCTAACTCAGGATGGTACTGGGTCACGGACTGGCGTGTTTCAAGTTAGTGGCGCTACAACTAACGTTAAGTGGGCTGGCGGTACGGCTCCTACGTTGACGACTACTGCATCGAGGGCGGACATTATTTGTTTTGTTACTTTTAATGGCGGCGCTTCACCTGTTTGGTACGGGTTTGTAGCTGGTCAAGACTTCCAGTAAGGATTAAACATGCCGTTAGGCTTTTCTAAAGTAGCTTTGTTAGGTGCCGCAGGTAGTGGTGGAGGTTACGAACATTGGTTTGGGTTGTTCCCTAACAACAGCACTTACTATATAAGTGGTGGGGGGAATGGTTTAGCGCTTGATAGTAGTGACAATATAGGGTTGGCGTATACAGGCAATGGTTCGCCGGATGGTTCACTTGCTACTTCTGGTTATCCATTTAACGCAATTATTGACAAAACCGGAATTTTGCAATGGGCAAAAGCTTTAGGGCCAACTAGTGGGGTAACTATAAAACCTAAGGGCTACCCTTGTGGTTGCGGTTTCAAAAACACTACTAACGGCAAATTTTATCTCCAAGTAGCTTTGAATTCCGGCGGTCAATTTGGTGACAACTCACCAAATTATTCTACTAATGCACCGGCGTTACTTGTAGATATAAACGACGCGACTGGTGCGTTAAACTCAGATCATTGCATTTACGAGTCGTACAATGCGGCTGTTGCGCTGGAACCAAATGCTTGTACAAAAATTCACACGATTAGCGGTACTGACTATTTGTATTCCGGTTATAGATACAAAAACCCGACAGGGAGCCAACACTCCCCCGTAGGGTTAATGCGTCAAGAACTTAATTCAAGTGGCGGATTTACTGGAACACCAGATGATTATGGTAAATATGTTACTAGTCCAGCAAACATTGGCCAAAATATTTATGCTGCGGGATATCAAGGCGTTGATTTTGGGATAGATAGTTCCAGCGAAGCACGTTTCGCATGTGTAGGGTACGCGTATTACAGTGACTATAGTGGCGCTCGTTTTATCCCGTATTTGCTTATGTTTGACGAGGACGGGAGTAACTTTAACCACGCAACCCCGTATATCGCAGGCGCAGTTAAATCCGGTTATTCCTACGGTGTCATAGTTGACACTTCGCACAACGCTTATGTTTTGGGGGCATTCCAAGACCCCGGTGTAGGGGGTGTAGCTACGCCTGCTGTAATTATGAAATATAATTCGTCTGCTACATATCAATCTATTAAAGCGTATACAGCAGACGGAAACGGTTTTAGTTTATTTAGTCACGGTGTTGAAGATAGTTCCGGTAATTTCTATATCGCCGGTACTCTAAACATGAATCACGACAGTGTTGATAACGTGGCTCGGGCAACCATAATTAAATTTAATAGTTCGTTAGTGCCGCAATGGTACAGAGCTATTGACGTTGAACCCGCCGACGCAAGCTCTACACGTTATAGCCAAACGGCTGGATTAAAACTAAATTCTGATGGCAATATATGTTGGAGTTTTGTTACGGGGCAAAATGAATATTCTGTAGGGGGTGTAGCTGTTTTGCCCGCCGATGGTAGCGGTACCGGCACATATTCAATTGATGGGCACACGCTTGAATACATGGATATATCATCCAAAATATCGGACATAAGCAGTAACTTTTCACTTTCAAATTTGTCAAGATTTTCAAACATCGGTCACACGTTGGGATCTCTTGACACATTAACGCCAGAACAAAATGGGGGTTCTAATGTGCCTGCGTCAATAGAGGCGGTAGAAGTTTAATGACTTACTACACGTCAATAGATATGCTGAAGCTTTTAACTAAAGAGCAAATGAAACGCTGGTTATTCCTTAACCAAGCGATACATGATTTAGATAATGCTTTATTAATGGGTTTGGCACACGAAGTGACTGAAACTTCTGATCCGGGTGATGGCCGAGTACTCGGTTTTGATGTTGATTTAATTGAAGAAATGATTCCTTGGGAAAACGAAGAAGGCGAAATTGGCGAATCATTACATCTAAAGTTTGAAACAACTTGGGCTGATGAAGCGTCTGTGCAAGCTGATAAAAGAACTTTTTTTGAATCTCAGAATTATACAGAAGACGAAATTTTAGCGGCGCTTTGACATGAAGCTTGTTGATGCCCCCGGCAAAATCAACACCGGACGGCCACTAAAACCAGTAGGCATAGTAGTCCACCACACCGCCTCAAACCGCAACGCCAACCCCGACAACGTGGTAGCAATGTGCATTCGAGGAGTCAACAAAGTCCCCGGACCTCTATACAACTACCTCATCAAACGTGACGGCACCATCATGCAGCTCACCGCTGAAAACGTGAAAGCCAACCACGCTGGTCGAGGGATGGGTGACGTGCTTGCACGCATGAAAGCAGATCGCCCCATTAAAGGTAACGCTACGGCTGCGGGGAAAATCACAGCGAACGGCTCACTTATCGGCGTGTCGTTCATTAACGACGGACTAGGGGAAGACATTCCGCAGGAACAGATGGATGCAGCGGTAACGTTGTGCGCCTATCTGTGTTTAACGAACGGGTTTAGTCCTTTCACTCGCGTGATAGGACATAAGGAATGGTCGTCACGTAAAGTAGATCCGTCGTTTGATATGTCAGAGTTTCGTGCAATGGTCGCCCATGAAGCGAACATAGCGAAACCAGAAATCAAGTTACCGAAAGAACCCGAAGATGGTTTGGTGCCGTTCCCAGGTGTTTTGAAGAAAGGTTCACGGTCTGCTGCTGTGAAATTTGTTCAGGAACGCATAGGTGCGACCCCAGATGGTATTTTTGGGAGGAACACGAAAGCAAAACTTATGAGATGGCAGCGAGCTAAAGGGCTTGTTGCTGACGGAATCGTTGGGCCTCGTACATGGTCAGCGATGCAACTGCAAAGGAATGACATTGTTCAACCAGCGTTTTATTAAAGATTCACTCGAACGTGGAGTATCTACGTTCGCACAAGCATGGGCCGCAGCTATGGCTGTTCCCGGCCCTGATTGGGTTGATGCTCTGAAAGTCGCCGGTGTCGCTGCGCTTATATGCATGGCGAAGGCTGTAGCCGCTACTCGCGTGGGGGATTCAGAATCGGCTTCTCTTAGCAACTAGAAATGAGGCTGTACGGTGACGCAGTATCGTCAGACGGGGGTTCAATATAGCGAATCTGGGGTGGCGTATGGTGCGCCACTTGTCGTTACCCCTGCGACGATTGCTGCCACCGCAACAGTCTTAGACGAAGTAAGTGTCCAGTACCGTGAATCGGGACTGGCATACCGCAACAACTACACATACAGTCAAGCTGATACAGGTATTGTTGAGATCGTAGCGACCGTAACAACGGTCACTGCCACTGTCGCTTTCACGGCGGCTGCAAGTATTGAGGCAGATATTTCTGTTTCAACGATTGCTGGTGTAGCAGCGTTACCTGGTCCGGGTGTAACAGCCAACT